GGTTGTTAATGGAAGAATAACTTATACGGGGTCTATTTGTAAAGAATGTAGTGAGGAGATGGAGGAAGTAACCTCTAAAGGATTTCCAAACTTTTCAGTAATTAATCCCGGAGACGGTAGAAATTCATAACATATTTCAAACACAATAAATAATTAGCCGGGGATAATACCTCGGCTTTTTTATGTCGTAAATTTTATGTACATTTGTATATATAAATAAATAATAAATGAGATGATTACACGAGAGGAAATTGAAGCGTTGGGATTTGTATACGCAGAGAATATATCTACAGACGAAACAGATACATATTTTTATGTAGAAGATCGTGCTGGTGATAAAGGTAAACCATACGGTACACGAAATATTTATAGGTTAGACAACTTAATAGATACAGATTATTACAATCTTAGAAGTAATTTAGAACGTACCCCAGAGTTTGAAATGTGGACTAGGGGTTTTAATGGAGATTTAGAAACAATAACAGAACTATTTGATATATTTGAGTTTTTTAAAGAAGAAAACGCTAAAATTTAAGAATGAATTTATTTCAATTTGACAAACTATCTTATAAGGTTAGAATATCAGAGGAAACTTTATTATTAAAACCTTTTAAGGATGTATATAAAAAAGATAAAAGTAGAACTAAGGATAAAGCTATAAATGAATTTGCATATATATGGTTTTTTGCAGATATCAGATCCCCGTATCAATCAATAATTGATGAGGAAGAACGTACTGTAGAAATTGTAAAAGATACAGAACTACCTGATAATTGGAAACCAGATAATGTAATCAAAGAGGCTATAGAATTTTATAAAGAAAGAAGCAAAACTATTATTGTAAATTTACATAACGCGGCTATGATTGCTGCCTCGGCTGTTAATGATACATTCAGTAATTCCAAAGCACTTATACAAGAATCAGATGATCAAATTGGTGCAGCTGAAAAGGTGATTAGAGCTTTAGAGAAAGTTCCAAAGGTTATGCAGAGTTTGAGGGATGTAGAGAAGCAATTACTTAAAGAGATTGATGATAAAGAAGGTAAGAAAAAGGGAGCTAAGACATTTGGATTATATGAAGATGGGTTAGATATTTAATAATATGGAAGAGACTAAATTAGAATTTATAAAGACCAATAAATACCAAACACCGTTAACTGAGGAGTTAAGAAATTCCTTACCTAAAGTTGTGTGGAATGATTTAATGGAATATATAGATTCTGTTAAAATGATTAGTTGGTTAATACAACCAGAGACTACCAGAGGGTATGCTAAGGATAAATCAAGGGATAAGAGAGGTAGAATAATTGTAGATATTACAAAACCACATATTATAGAAAATCCAGATTTCTTTAGGGAGAGAGCGTTGTTTTATGAAAAACATGAAATATATACACATATACGACCAAATCCCAACCCTAAATCTGAATATGCTAAGTTTTGGAGAGAAGAACAACGTAGATGGCGTGATGGATTAGTTAGGGAGTCAGATGGGGAATGGATATCGGGATGGTATTATTTCTATTTAAACTACTCCCCAATTATGAGGAACGTAGTAGAATCTAAAAAAGAAGGTGCTTCTAAGGCTAGGGGAAAACGTATTGTTACATTTCCTGACTTTTGGTTAGGAGATTATATGTTTTATCATTATATAGAACAAGCTAGGGATGAAGGAATGCACGCCAAATTATTAAAAAGAAGGGGTTGTGGTTTTAGTCTTAAAGCTGGAGCTATGACACCATGTACTATGTATGTAGAAAAAGTACTATGTATGTAGAAAAAGGATTACCAAATTTCTACTTGGCATCTGATAAGAGTTTCTTGGAAGGTGATGGTGTATTTGTGAAAGCTATTAATGTATTAGATCATTTAGCTAAATCAACACCACTACCTAGATTAAGAATTATAGATAGACCACTAGTTAAGAAATTAGGATATAAAGATGAAGTTGGTATTGAGAGAGGTATTAAATCATCTATAATTGGTTTATCATTAAAAGATAATCCAGATAAAGCTAGGGGTATTCGTGGTCCTGTTATATATTATGAAGAGGATGGTTTATTCCCAGATTTAGAAAAAGCTTGGAATGTAAATAGAAAGGCTGTAGAGGATGGAGATATCACCTTTGGGATAATGATTGCTGGAGGAACAGGTGGTACAGTAGGGGCTTCCTTTGAGGGGTCTGAGAAGTTATTTTATAGTCCCGGCGCATATAATGTTTATGGGATAGAAAATGTATTTGATAAGAATACAAATGGGGGTAGTACTTGTGGATTCTTTTGGGGTGCTTATTTAAATAGAGCACTTTGTTATGATATAGAATCTGGAGAACCAGATGTTATAAAAGCTTTATTAGAAACATTAAAAGCTAGAGATCATATTAGAAAGAATCAGCAAGATCCAAATGCTTTGACACAGGCTAAAGCGGAAGATCCAGTTGTACCAGCGGAGGCAGTTATGAGAGTTGATGGTACTATATTCCCAGTATCTGATTTGAAAGATGTTAGGGATAATATAAGAATACAGGGACAACCATTTTTTAATAGTCATTATATCGGAGATCTAATCTCGACACCCAAAGGTGTTGAGTGGAAGCCCTCGCTTGATAAGATGCCAATCAGAAAATACCCAATGGGTACTGATAAGCCAGAAGGTGCTATTGAGATATTTGAAATGCCTAAGACTAATGCTAAAGGTAAAATAGATAATAGTAGGTATATTGGAGGTATTGATCCAGTAGATGATGATCATTCAGGTACTAACTCATTAACATCTATTGTTATATTTGATTTATTTACTGATAGAATTGTTGCTGAATATACAGGTAGACCTAAATTTGCAAATGATTTTTATGAAATATGTCGCAAGATGTTAATGTTTTATAATGCTAAAGCAAATTATGAGAATGATAAAAAAGGACTCTTTACTTATTTTGATCAAAAGAGGTGTATACATTTATTATGTGAAACTCCTCAAATACTTAGAGACATGGATTATGTTAAAGGTACTGGTTATGGTAATAAAGCAGTTGGAACTCCATCAGGTAAAATTAGAAATGCTTGGGGTAGGAGATTACAACGAGATTGGATGTTATCATCAGCTATGGTTCAAGAATATGATGAGAATAATGAACAGATAGGTGATAAGTTAAATATGCACACTATTAGATCAGTTGCCTATTTAGAAGAACTTATTGCTTGGAATATTGATATAAATACTGATAGAGTTTCAGCTATGGGTATGTTAATGATATATAGAGAAGATAGATTAAAATATTTAGCAAACGCGTCTGGTGAAGATGATAATGACGATTTTGATGAGTACATAGAAGAAAATTATAAGAATGCATTTTCAACTGAACAAAAAAGCCATGAGCTTAATCAGTTCATGAATTCGGATATCTTATAAATTTTTAGTATTTTTGTAAAAATTAAATTTTAAATATGAACTTAGGTACAGCAGGATTTCCAAGACAGAAACTCCCCACTTCTAAGAAAAGTAAAAAATGGCGTAAACAACATCTCGATTGGGCAGATAGAAATAGTTATTTATTCAATACGGGTATACGTAGGTCATTAAAAGGGAAAAAGATTAATTATGATTTGTTTAATGGTATTCTTCATGAAAGTGATATGAAGAAGATTCTTAATCCATTAAATAAACGTGTGGGTTTAATACCTAAAGATATACAACATTATCCAATTATCAACAACCCTATCAACACATTAGTTGGTGAGGAAAGTCGTAGGAGACATGATTATACAATTAAAGTGTGTAATGATGATGCTGTATCAGATATAGAGCGTAATAAATTAGAAGATGCTAAAGGTAAAATTCTTGAATTAATAAAGAATACAAATTCATCTGAAGAAGAGATTACAAAAGAAATTGAACAATTAGAAAAATATTATAATTACAGTTGGCAAGATCTTAGAGAGGTACGTGCAAATTGGTTATTAAAACATTACATTAAGGAACTTGATTTTGATAGAAAATTAAATGAAGGTTTTAAAGATGTATGTATTGATAGTGAAGAAATATATCAATTTGATGTAGTTAGTGGAGAACCAACTTTTGAAGTATTAAATAACCGTAAAGTATATACAATTAGAAGTGGATATTCATCTAGAATTGAAGATTCTGATATTATTATACTTGATGATTATTGGTCACCATCTAAAGTTTTAGATGTATTCTATGATAAATTAACAAACAAAGATGTAGAATATATAGAAACTATTAGTAATGAGAACCTTACACAATCTGATAGTATGGGTAACATAGATGAGACTGCTGCATTTCTACATGCACCTCTTGTTACAGAAGATGTTACAGAAAATTCTATTGATTCATTTGTATGGATGGGTAATAATTTTTCAGGATTACCAAATTCATCATATACAGACAGTGTGGGTAATTTACGAGTTCTTCGTATTTACTGGAAATCAAAACGTAAAATTAAAAAAGTTACTTCTTATGATCCTCAAACTGGGGAAAAGATAGAATCATTTAGAGATGAGACTTATAAGATTAATCCCCTAGTTGGAGAAGAATCTGAGGACTTATGGATTAATGAAATTTGGGAAGGAACTAAAGTTGGTAAGGAAGTGTATATTAATATGCAACCAAAACCTATTCAATATTTAAGATTGAGTAATCCATCTGTTTGTCACGCTGGTATAATCGGTCAAATCTACAACACAAACCAATCAAAACCTGTTTCTTTATTAGATAAAATGAAACCTTATCAGTATTTGTATAATGCTGTAAAAGATAGGTTGAATAAAACTATTGCCAAGAATTATGGTAAGATTTTAGAATTAGATAAAGCTAGGATGCCTTCTGGTTGGGATTATCAAAAATGGTTATATTTTATTGAACAAGATAATATATCTGTAGTTGATAGTTTTAAAGAAGGTAATAAAGGAGCTGCTACTGGTAAAATGGCTGGTAATTTTAATACATCTGGCAGACCTCTTGATTTAGAGGTTGGTAATTCAATGCAAATGTATATAGGTTTGTTAGAATATTTAAAAGCTGAAATGTATGAGATTTCTGGTATAAATAAACAACGACAAGGACAGGTTGATAGTAGAGAGACTGTTGGTGGTGTTGAACGAGCTATCTCAGGGTCCTCACATATCACAGAAGAGATGTTCTCTATTCATGACAATGTACGTAAGCGTTGTTTAACTACGTTGCTAGAAACGGCTAAAATAGCCCTTAAAGGAAATAGTAAAAAATTACAATATATAACTGATGACAAGATCATGACCATGTTGGACGTAGATGGTGATGAATTTGCTGAATTAGATTATGATGTCGTTGTTGATAATGACATGGGTGATATTGAACTAAAACAAAAATTAGAACAATTAGCTCATGCTGGTCTACAAAACCAAACATTATCATTCTCTACAATAATGAAAATCTTTACAGATCCTTCATTAACATCTATTATGAGGAGAATTGAACAAGATGAGATGAGTGCTAAACAAAGATCTAGTGAAGATGCTCAAAATCAAAACAAACAAGTTCAAGCTCAAATAGCATCTAATGAACAATTAGAGAAGTTAAAAATGGAATTGGAAGATATTAAGAATAAACGAGACAATGATACAAAAATTCAAGTTGCGCTTATAGGTAAAGAAGGTGATTATACAGAAGATGATTCTTTAGATTTTGAAAAAATACAAATACAAAGAGACAAACTTGATCAAGATTATGAGTTAAAGAATAGAGATTTAAAAGAAAAAGAACGTACAAATAAAGCTAAAGAATCAATAGCACGTTCTAAACCAAAAACAACAAATAAATAACGATTATGATAATTTTAGAATTCTTCAAATCCCCTTCATGGAGAGACATTCAATTAAGAGTATTAGCAATGTTAGGTTTTTCAGGTATGGGTACAATGGCTAATGCCATCCCAACAACGATTACAGCAGAACAAGCACAACAACTAGTAAAGTTGGATATTCTAATGAAATATTTAGCAGTAGGATCGTATATGTTATCTGCTATAGTAGCTTTAACAGTTTTAGCCAGATTTGGAATTTGGTTATATGATAGATATAAAAATAAAAATAAACAATAATGGCAACAGCAATAGTAATAGTAGCCACTACAGATGCTACACAAACAAGTCTTATAATAGAAGATCGTACTGATTGGACAGCAATAGGGGATGATATATCTTCATTGACAACTATAGATATAAATCTATATGGAACTAGTTTAGTTACTCCAGAATATACATATACATTAGATAGTGATGAAAGAGATTATTATGTACTTAACGGTACAATAACTCTTACTTTTTTACAAATAGCAGGGACGTTATATGTAGCTGATGGATTTTATAATACAAATTTAACTGCCAATAGTGAAGATTATATAAGTAATTTTTATGGTTTTGGTATATATGTTGATATTACATTTGCAGTATTTAATGAAATTAATTCTGTAAATACCCCAGAAAGTATTAAATATAATGCTGAAAAATTTTGCACATATGCAATGTTTTTAGAAGGGTTAAAATATCTAGATACAACAACTGTAAACAATAGAGATATAAAATTTAATAAAAGATTAACCGCTTTAAATAAAATGCTTTTAAATATTTAATATGATTACAGAAGCCTATTTTAATTCAGAAAAAGATTTAGCAAAAAGAATATACATCTATTATACAGATGTATTATTATCTCGTTTGACAGTAGGTAGTGATGCTTATATTAAATGGCATAAAGAATCTTGTGTTTTATATTATTTGTTAAAAGGTTTATTTTCTATGAAATTGGAAGATGATATTTTAACACTTGGATCTAAAACAATTACTGAAGATGAATTGTACCAATACATGTCTACTATAAGAGAATATATAAATTATGATATTAGAGAATTACAATATATAGACTTAGATGTATTAGGAAATGTTAAAGATTCAGCTATTATACCTAGTCCTCCAATTATAATTTCATATAGTATAACTAATGCATCATGGAAATATTATGTAATAGATATAACTGTTGATGATATAACTGAAGTTGCATTACCATTTGATTATGGGGAAGCTGATCCAAATAGTTTAAATATAAATGTTAATGATGGAGATCCTATATTTATAACAAGTCCTTCAGAAGAAGGATTTAAATGGAATTATATCAAATAAGACAATTCTCTAGAATAGATGGGACTAATAGAAATCCTACTGTAAATGAACATTTAGGTGTACCTAGATGGGATAATAATTTAGGATATTTTAAATTTATAAAATTAAGTGATAATACCAAGCTTGATGATGGATTAGTAAAAAAAGGAGATGATTCTACAGGTGCTAATTATATATGGAAATTAGATGCTTCTAAAAATCCAGATTGGAGATTAGAAGATTATTTAGTTTCTGTAGCTAAGGATGGGTCTAGTGACGATGCTTTATTTACTATGAATAATGGTACTGTATTAACATTACCTTTAGGAGCATTAGCTTGGTCTGATGATGTAATTCCCAGTCAAGATGTAATAAGTGTGTTTGGTAGAATAGGGGATGTAATTGCCACAATTGGAGATTATGATGCCTCTCAAATAACAAACGCTTTTGATTTAACTGTTAATGTTCTTGGTAATATATTAGAAGGTGGGGGTAGTTATCACTTCACGACAACATATAAAAATTTTTTAGATAAATTAATTGCTAATAATATTGATGACATTACCGATATAGGTAGTGGTCAAATTATAACTGATGCAGAGAGAATTTTATTAAATTCTGTTTCAGAAAATAATGCAGAATTTATAAGAGATACTGTTGCTACTTTTATACAAGATGGTACAGGTATAACATGGGTTCATGA